CTTTTCGTTAGCTAAATCGTAACCTTCCCATCTTTCATTAACGAATTATTCACAAATGACGCAACGAGGCCGAACTGGTCCTTTATCGGTGATTCAGGGCACTGGACCGCTCACAAAGGTCGAGGCACCGGCTGATTTAAGCCCTGAGCAGGCGATTGTGTGGCGTCAGGTCATCGGTTCTAAGCCTACGGAGTGGTTTGACGAGGGCAACATCCGATTGCTTTTTGCCTACTGCAAACACGCAGTGGAGTTCGAGCGGATCAGTACGGCGATCACTAATTTCGATCCTGCTTGGCTGGCTGAAGACGAAGGGCTTAAGCGGTACGAGAAGCTGGCTAAGCTTCAATCCCTGCATACCAGTCAGATTTTGGCCCTTTCCCGGTCGATGCGCCTTGCTCAGCAAAGCCAGTACGATACCCAAAAGGCCAGCGTCGCCAATCGCAAGACAGCAAAGGCGAGACCGTGGGAAACCCCAGACGAAGACTGACGCGCGGCGAGCGCAACATAAAATGGATCGAGGAACACTGCCGCATCCCCGAAGGCAAGTTCGTTGGGCAGCCGTTAAAGCTTCGCGAGTTCCAGCGCAAAATAGTTTTGGATATCTACGACTCGCCAACCCGCATGGCGATCATTTCCTTTGGCCGTAAGAATGCCAAGACAACCCTAGCGGCGGTCCTGGTCATCCTTCACCTATGCGGACCCGAAGCCAGAGCTAATAGTCAGCTATTCAGCGGCGCGCAATCCAGGGATCAAGCCGCGATCCTGTTCAGCTTGGCAGCAAAGATCATTCGCCAATCCCCGGAACTATCTCACTATGTCGGTATTCGAGATACGGCAAAGCAATTGTATTGCCAGGAACTCGGAACCCTTTACCGTGCGCTATCAGCCGAAGCCACAACCGCCTACGGATTGTCCCCTGCCTTTGTGGTGCATGACGAGCTTGGACAGGTCAAAGGGCCGCGATTTGAATTGTACGAAGCCCTAGAGACGGCGGCAGGCGCACAAGAGGCTCCGCTCTCGATCGTGATTTCTACGCAGGCTCCGACTGACGCTGACCTGCTTTCTGTTCTGATTGACGATGCGAAGACCAAGCAAGACCCGAAGACGAAACTGTTTTTGTACACGGCTGATATGGCGCTTGATCCGTTTAGCGAGGAAGCGCAGAGAGCGGCGAACCCTGCTTACGGGGATTTCCTCAACGCGGAGGAAGTAAAGAGCCAAGCGGAAGCGGCAAGGCGCATGCCTGCACGCGAGGCTGCTTATAGAAACCTCGTTTTAAACCAGCGCGTCAACATGAGCAATCCTCTTATCGCTCGGGCGGTTTGGGAATCGTGCAGTGGCGAAGCGGAGGAAGACGCATTCTTAAACGAGGCATGGATCGGTCTAGACTTGTCGGCACGCAATGACTTAACGGCGCTTGTCTTGGTTGGCAAAGACAGGGACGGTGTTTTTCACATTCGCCCTGAATTCTTCGCACCGGAAACGGGGGTGAATGAACGTGCACACCGCGACAGAGAACCCTATGACGTTTGGGCGAGAGAAGGATTTTTGACGCTGACTCCCGGCGCTTCGATCGACTATGCCTATGTCGCACATCGCCTTGTAGAGTTGTGCGATGACTACCAGATTACCGAAATTGCGTTCGATCGCTGGCGAATTGATATACTTAAGACTGAATTAGCGCGGATCGGCGCAGAACTTCCATTAGTTCCTTTCGGTCAGGGCTTTAAAGACATGACACCAGCCGTGGATGCGCTCGAATCGCTTTTGCTCAACGGCAAGATCAAGCACGGCTCGCACCCTATTTTGAATATGTGTGCCTCTAACGCGGTGGCTATCCGTGATCCATCAGGAAACCGAAAGCTGGACAAGTCAAAATCGACCGGACGCATTGACGGCATCGTGGCGATGGCGATGGCTTTGGGTCGCGCAACAACCGCAAGCAGTCAGGAAGAATACGTTTCCGGTGGGCTGGTGAGCCTATGAAGCTTTTCGGCCTCAACTTCTCACGCCCACAGGTTAAGCACACTGGATCGATCGATGATGTTCTGTCCCGGCTAATCTCTGTGAATAGCAGTCTTGGCGAATCCGTTACACCAGAGAATTGCATGCGCTCGCCTACGGTTCACGCGATCGTCACGGCCATCTCTCGCCGCATTGCTGTGTCTGCGGTACACGTTTACCAGAAGACAAAGATCAACAACCGAGATGCTAAGGAACCACTGCCGAACCACCCAGTAGCAAAGCTCTTGGCTGCGCCGAACGATTGGCAGAGTCGCGTTAACTATTGGCAGGATGGGGCCTCTGCTTTGGTTCGGTATGGAAATTATTTTGCCTATAAGTCACGTGGATCAACCGGCCCAATCCGCTCCCTTGTTCCTTTGATAAACACGAGCGTCGAAGTTAAGCAGAAAGACGACTACCAGCTTAACTACATCGTTAACGACATCAGTGGACGCAAGGAAGTGCCGGTTTCAAAGATGCACCACGTTAGAAGCGCGGCACGGAACTTCTATCTAGGCGATTCACCAATCGAAGACGTGCGCCACGCTATCGGGTTGGAGATTGCGGCCGAGACTTTTGGCTCATCGTTTCTGAATAACGGCGCGATGCCGCTCTTAATCTTTTCGTTCCTTGCTGGTTCCAGTGGGTTTAAGACGCAGGAAGAATTGGACAAGTTCAAGTCAGACTTTCAGGAAAAGTTCAGCGGCCAGAACAAGTTTAAGGCGATGGTTTTACCAAAGGGCTTTGATAAGCCTTTTTCGCACACGGTCGAGAATGACAAAGCGCAGTTTTTAGAAACGCGCAAGTATCAGCGCACAGTGATTGCGGGTGCCTTTGGTGTTCCGCCTCACCTTGTTGGCGACCTTGAGCGCGCGACATTTAACAACGTCGAGCAGCAAGATTCAGACTTCACGCTTAACGTCGTGATGCCTTACGCGCAGATGTTTGAGGCGGCTATGGAACGAGACCTGCTGACGGACGCCGATCGTGCGGCCGGTATTGTGATTCGCTTTAATCTCGATTCGATCCTACGCGCTGACTTTAAGAGTCGTCAGGAAGGATTACGTATCCAGCGTGATTCGGGCGTGTTGAGTTCCAACGAATGGCGCGAGATCGAGGCGATGAACCCGATATCGGAAGACGACGGCGGCAACGATTACGTGCGCCCCGCTAACTTTGTCGTGGCTGGTGCCGAACCCATTGAGCCAGCAAAGCCCGCCGCACCAGCGGACGCAATGAAACCACTTGATGATGCACTTGCCAAACTGAGAAAGGCAGCGGAGTCTTTATGAAACCGACCTACACAACCGCTCTTGAAATTAAGAGCCTAAGCGATCGGGAATTTGATGGGCATGGCTCCATCTTTAAAAACGTGGACCTCGGCGGCGACATTGTTTTACCGGGCGCTTTTAAACGCTCGCTCTCAGAGCACAAGCAAGCAAACTCCATGCCGCAACTTTTTTGGATGCACGATCCATCGCGTGTTCCCGGTAAGTGGTTGGACATGAGCGAAGACAGTAAGGGGCTTGCGGTTAGGGGCGTGCTTGCCGATACGGAATTGGGCAACGAGATACACACGCTGCTTAAAATGGACGCAGTACGCGGCCTTTCCATCGGTTATGTGACCAAAGATCAGGACTACGACAGCCAAGGCAATCGCCTCATTAAAGAGGCTGATCTTTGGGAGGTGTCCGTTGTTTCTTTGCCAATGAACCCACGCGCTCAAGTGGCGCACGTTAAATCACGCCTTTCTGCGCGCGGCGAATACGTGCCGACCGATTGCGAACTTGCCGAGATCAAGCGAGATACAGAGCGCTTCCTACGTGGTAAGGGCTTGAGCCGCACTATCTCGATGCGCTATGCTGCTGACGTACTAGACGATTTGTTCTCTGCGGAAGAAATTCCAGCGGGGAAAAACTCCAGCGAGACGCTGGAGACTGCCGATACTTCCTGCGCGACGCCGGATGAACTTGAAGTTATTACTGGGCTTTCTGAATTTAACGCGAAACAGCTTTCCTACGACTTGGATAAGCATTTCAAGCGGATTTTCGGGGCTTAATTCATCCAATGTCACGAGGAATTTATTATGGCTAATCCAATTTTGGAAAAGATTGACGAGTTCGGCTCTGCTGTAGAGGCGATGCGCAAAGCAAACGACGAAAGTCTTGCTGAACTTAAAAAGGGCAACGAATCCCGCGCGAAAGAATTGGAAATCCAATCGGATCGCGCAAACAAGAAAATCGACGAAGCGCTGAAAGTTATCAACCAACTGAACAAGGAAAACGAAGAAAAGACAATCCGTCTTGAACTCTTGGAAGCGTTGGCAGATCGTCCAAAAGGTACGCCAAGCGAGCAGCTTGAGCAAAAGCACACCCAAACGTGGCTTAAGTACTTCCGCACTGGCATGAAAGACAATGCCCTTGAGCACGAAGTAAAGAGCCTCGAAAAGCGAGTGATGGAATCGAAGGCTAACGAGGTCTTGATCGGCACCGCACTGCAAGGCGGAAACGGTTTGCCAAAAGTAATCTCTGACACAATCGAAAAACTCGAATTGGCACAGTCGGACATTCTTCGCGAAGTGAATGTGGTCAGTGCTGGCAGCCCGGACTATAACGAGCTTGTCACGATCGCTGGCGCAAACGGTGGCTGGTCGTCTGAAACTGGCTCACGCAGTCAGAGTCTTGCGCCTAACTTACGCAAAGTCACGATCACTCACGGCGAGTTGTATGCGTTCCCTCGTGCATCGAATTGGTCTCTTCAAGATTTGATGTTCGACGTTACGGGCTGGCTGACGCAAGACGTTGCCGATACCTTTGCGATTTCGGTCTCTACCGCAATCCACTCTGGTAACGGTTCGTCCAAGCCTACCGGCATGGTCAACACCGCGCCAACGAATGCAGACGACTATGCGTCTCCTATGCGTGCTGCTGCGGTGTATGAATACATTGCAACCGGCTCGTCTCCTGTGACTACTGCGCCCACTCTTAATGGGCTGATCGATTTGCAAGCTGCTTTGCGCCGTCCTTATCAGCCTAATGCTAAGTGGGCAATGAACTCGGCAACGATGGGCAGCCTTCGAAAGCTTCGAGAATCCTCATCGTCTGGTCAGTATCTATGGCAGCCTAGCATGCAGCTAGGTGTGCCGGACATGCTGCTCGGAAAGCCAGTGTTTGTTTGGGAAGACATGGCCGCTTATGCCGCCAATGCACTCCCGATCGCTTACGGTGACTTCCGTCGTGCTTACACCTACGCACGCATTGGTGCTATGCAGATGATTCGCGATGAATTCACCGTACCGGGGTTCACTAACTTCCTGGTCTCGCAACGCGCTGGCGGAATTCCGAGAAATAATAACGCGGTGAAAATGCTCAAGCAGGTCGCTTCTTGATCTGATGGCGTCTAAGGTAAAAAGCAAAAGGGCGGTTCGTAAGAGCCGCCCTGTTCGTAAAGGTCCAGCACCAGAGAATAAGGCGCTACATGCTGCACCCGAGAATAAGTCGTTCCTGGGAACACGAACCTTGCTTCGTACTGGCAACCGGGCCCAGCCTCACTAACGACGTTCTAACGCGGGTCCGCATGGCTCGCATCACTGACAAATGGCGTGCGATCTCAGTAAATGACGCCTACAAGCGTGCGCCTTGGAGCGATGCTCTCTACGCTTGCGACAATAATTGGTGGACTATTCACGGCAACTGCTTTGAGGGGCCTAAATGGGCCTGTCACCAAGCGTTAGAAGGCAATGACAAGACGGAACTTGATAAAGAGATTGGGTTAAATCTTGTTCATGGAAAAGACGGCGATACCTTCTCTGTCGATCCTTCGTATATTCATCACGGCTGCAATTCAGGCTTTCAAGCGGTTAATCTAGCCCTGCATTTCGGCTGCAAATACATCGTTTTAGTCGGCTTTGACATGCGTTTAGTTGATGGCGAGGCGCATTTTTTCGGAAAGCATCCAGATCCTTTGGGGAATGGCGATGACAATACCTACCGCAATTTCGCGAATCAGTTTGCGACTGCGGCTAAAAACCTTCCGACTGATGTTACGATCGTTAACGCCACACCTAACAGTGCAATGACCTGTTTCCCGATGATGGGACTCAATGAAGCAATACAACAATACAATCGTTTGTATCGGGACCGGTCCGAGCCTTGCGCCGTCGCAAATTGAAACGGCGAAGCGGAAAGGATTCACGCTTTTTGGCTGCAACAATACGTTTCAGCTCTGCGATCTTGATTTGTTATACGCGGTTAACTCTGGATGGTGGGATCACTACTGGCCGCAAGTAAAAAAACACGCTTGTCAGAAGTGGACCACAAACAAAGAATCGGCAGAAAAATACGGGCTTAATTGGGTAGCCGAAAAGAACGCGCCGGGACTCTCGAAAGACCCCTCAATCATTCATCACGGCCACGGTTCAGGGTTTACCTTATTGAATCTCGCCTACCTCATGGGCGCTAATAGAATTCTTCTGATTGGGTACGATCTTAAATATGCGCCAGACTATAACGGACACACTCGGGAAGTTGGCTCTAGTCCTCGTCATTATTTTGGCGAGTATCCTGTCGAGCTTCAGCACTGGCCGAAGGTCCATGTGGAGAAAGGCGTACACACTGAGCTGTGCAATCTTTACCAGTCGGTTGCCGATCAAAGAATTGTTGAGATCATTAACTGCTCCACTGATTCGGCGCTGACTTGTTTCCCTTTTGCTGATATATCGGAGATATGAAATGGCAAGGCAAAGCCTTGGATTAAAGAAGGTAGCAAAGCTAATGCAAAGCACCGGCCTACCGCTTGTCGGAGTTCTCGTTCGTGGTGGAACCGATCACAGGAAAGATTTGCTTATCAATGACGGTTCGGTTGTACATCTTTATCGTGACGGGTCTATGGTAAAAAGCGAAATAAGGCACGGCAGGGTGAGTAATGTTAACTGAAAAAGAAATGCACGATCGCATGGTAAACGGCTGGCGTGCAGGCATTCCCGATGGCACGATTTGCGGCAATGGCTCCACGATGGCGAACACTGCGAACATTCGCAAGTGGCTCCCTAGCATCGTTTCTCAGCACGGCATCATGTCTCTCTGCGACGCAGGCGCAGGGGATATGCACTGGATAAAGACGATCGATCTAGGCTGCAAATACAAGCCTTTTGATTTGATACCGCGCGATCCGTCGATTAAGCAAATAGACATCACTGCAAAGCCTTTGCCGAAGTGCGATGCGATCCTTTGCCGAATGGTTTTGAATCACTTGGACGAGCCGCGTATTTTGCTGGCTCTCGCGCACTTCAAAAAATCAGCGCCATACTTAATTGCAACACAGTTCAACGGCGAAGACCTGCCGCAACGATCGCCGCAGTTCACTCGATTGGATTTGCGAAAGTCACCCTACAATTTAGGTGAGCCACTTGCCTGCATCCAAGACGGCAGCGAAAAGATTTGCACCCTGGCGATGTGGGAACTATGAATCCATTCCACAATCGACCTGCGGAGCTTGAACTGTATTCACCGCTTGTCGGTAGCAGTATGTTGGAGCTTGGTAACAAGATAAACACGCCATTTACCTATAAAAAGTATTTTGAATCACTGGGATTCCGTCACGTCTCGATAGACACCAACGGAAAAGACGGTGCATTACCTTTGGACCTGACAAAACCGCTAGAACTCGGCACGTTCGATATGGTGACAAACATCGGAACCAGTGAACACGTAAGAGAGCAGGAGCCTTGTTGGCGAAACATTCTTGAGGCGATGCACGTAGGTTCGGTGCTTTTATGCACGACTCCACAGCCTGGACAATGGCAATGGCACGGCGAACATTATCCCGACGATGTTTTTTATCGTGAGCTTGCGGAACTGAACGGCCTAACTGTTGATCGTCTGTACTTAAACGGTGAGGAACCCCGACGAATGTGGTTCGCGAGAATGACTAGGGTCGCCTATGTTCCTTTCAAGATGCCAACGACGCCGATATTCTTCAATAAAGAGTACAGCCAGCGATGAGGGTTCTCTGCATAAAGTGGGGCGACAAATACAGCGCTCAATGGGTAACGCGCTTGCAATCAATGGTTGCAAAGCACTTAAGCGTTGAGCATGAGTTCATCTGCATCACGGAAAACCCCGTCGAAGGCGTGAAGTGCATCCCCTTGGTGTGCGACCTTCCGCACTGGTGGCAAAAAGTTGGCTTAGTTCAGCCTGATTTTTTCGACGGCTGGAACCTATACCTTGATTTGGACATCGTAATTACCGCGTCGATCGATCCAATAATCCAGGCGGCAAAGATGGACGAAACGAAGCTCTGGATGCGCGATGACTTCTCGTATTCATTACGCAACCCTAAACAGGGAATGAATGAGCATCAAATTGAAATGCTTGGCGGGCATGGAACCTGCAACAGTTCGGTGATGGTATGGCGTGGCGATGCTGCTAGGCAGGCATGGGATGAGTTCACGCCGGACGTAATGAAGCGACAGCACGGCGATCAGAATTGGTTCACTAAGGTTCTGTACCCTAAAAAGATTGGCTTTATCCCCGATGAAACGGTGGGGTCTTACAAGTACGGAAAGCTGCGAAACGAACCCATCGCACCGGTTATGGTGTTTCACGGCGATCCAAAAATGGACGCTTTACCTAAAGACGACGGGCTAAGGAAGTTATGGGAAGCGGCGTAGTTATTCATTGCAATCCACGTGTTAAATGGCAAGCCAAGCGGGTGCAGTTCTTTGCAGATGGCCTAAAGGTGAAGGGCATTCCCTACGAGATAACGCCAAGCCGTCAGCGTATCGATGAGCGCCCCGCGATCCTTTTGGGGACTACGTTCTGGCGTGACGTTGAGGCTACCGGCGAATTCCTGCTTGTCGATCGCTGCTCGTTCGGCGATACGGACGTTTTCACCTCCCTCGTTTGGAACGGTCACGGCAAGCGTGGCGATCATCGAGTCCCCAGCACGTACGATGCTAGCCGCTGGGAAAAACATCGAGTGCCTTTGCTCACATGGAAACAATCAAGCAAGCGCGTAGTGTGTGGACAGACCGAAAGCTATTGCAGCACTCACCTCCGGGACTGGTACGAATCAGTCGGTGCCACGCATTTCCGAAAGCATCCAGCCGGGGAAAATCCAACCGCCTTACCTGAGTGGAATTCCTTTGACGATTGCGAGCTTGTTACCCTGAATAGCTCTGTCGCCATCCAGGGAATTATTAACGGCTGTAAAACCGAAGTACATGATATGGGCGGCATGGCTTACGGAACATTACCTACAGACGAAAGTAGGTTAGACTTGATGCATTGGCTAGCCTGGACGCAATACAGCGATCAGGAAGTATCTGAGGGTATATTTTGGGACTGGCACTGGTATTAGGACCAACCGAGGAACCTGTTTCGCTCATTGAGGCCAAACAGCATTGCCGCATTGACTCTACGGATGACGATGGACTGTTAGCTGGCTATATTTTGGCCGCTCGCGTCTTTGTGGAAGGCCAGATACACCGCCCAATCGTTTCCCGCCTTTACGATTACACGATAGATTATTCTTGGCCTGTCGATTGCGGGCGCATCTCTATCGAACTTCCCTCGCCGCCTTTATTGGCCGTTCGATCGGTCTCCTATGTCGATGAAAGCGGCGCAACACAAACCCTGTCCGCCGCCCTTTACGATTACAGTACCGACAAGGCGCGAGGACTTCTCTATCCTGCCTATGACGCGTCCTGGCCGTCGATTCGATATCAAGTAGCGGCGGCAACGGTTCGCTTTGTGGCGGGCTATACGAGCTTTACGGACACGACGACTTCACCGAATTACACGGTATCAGGCGAAGGCGTTCCCGATGATTTACGCCAAGCGATTCTCCTTTTGATTGGGCACTGGTACGAAAACCGGGAGGCCGTTGCAGTTGGGCAGACGCCTAGCGATCTACCTTTTGCCGTGGAAGCGATCTTGTCTGCCTGCCGGGTCCCCTATATCTGATGCGCGCCGGTCGCCTCAATCAGCGGATTACCTTTCAGCGCCGTACTGAGACCCTGGACGCTTACCGCGAAGATACCGGGACCTGGGAAGACTTGGTGACGGTCTATGCCGGTGTTGAGCCTGTAGCAGGAAAGGAATTTTTCGCCGCTCTGCAAGTTCAAAGCGACATTACTCACCGAATTCTGGTTCGCAGTTCGTCCGATGTTTCCGGCATCACGACAAAAGACCGTGTTTCACATGAAACAAATTTGTACGATATCCAATCGATTCTAAACGTCGGCAGCCGCAATAAAGAGCTGCAACTTATGTGCATTCAACATTCGAGGTGATGTATGTCTCTCAGCGGTAGCTTAAAAGTTCAAGTCAATTTCACGCAAACCAAAACCCCGGACAATACGACGGCTCAGGCGGTCATTGCTCACGCCTTGACGCTTTCGTTTAGCGATGGCGTGGCTGCGGGTAATGCGGACGTTATCTGGACTGATACACGAACCCTTGCGGCGTCTGCATCGGAAACAATAGACCTTCGCGGGACCTTAACGAATACCTACGGCGATGCCGCTGTGTTTGCTGATATCCGCGCGATCCTGGTCACTGCTGCGACAGCGAACACCAATAACGTCAACGTCACCAAGCCTTCGACCTCGCCAGAGACCGGCGCTCCGTTATTCTTGGCGTCGGGTGACGGTATCGCAGTTCGTCCGGGCGGTTTCTTTGCCTGGGGATGCCCTGATGCGACCGGTATCCCTACTGTCGCAGGCACCGCTGACAAGATCGGTTTTGCCAATAGCTCAGGATCGACCGAAGTAATTTATACAGTGACCATTATCGGCGCTAGTGCGTAATGGAAATCAAGGTCTCAGGTCTGAAAGAGATTGAAGCGCAATTAAAGGCGCTGGGGTCTAAGACTGGGACCAAGATTCTGCGTGCGTCTATGTTGGCGGCTACAAAGCCAATCGTTGCGCAAGCGAAAGCGAATGTTGCGGCTATCAATGGCGGGTCTGGCGCTTTGCATCAAGCCATCGGCGCACGGTTCTTTATTGGTAACCGTGCCGGGAATGGCGAAAGCAATCTGCCAGACATGGGCGGGCGTTTCGTAGTAAAGATTTTCCCTTTCTCTCGTAACCGGACTGCGGTTGCTTTGCACAATTTGGTGTATGGAAGAAAGAGGAAGGGAATTTTTTACGGTCATCTGGTGGAGTTTGGTCACGTCATTAAGCGCCGAACGGGCGAAGTGACATTGACGAAAGGCCGTCGTGGGCGTGTGTATAAAAAGCACGCCACTCGATTGCTAGGCTCGGTCCCTCCGCATCCGTTCTTGGTTCCTGCCCTGCGCTCGAAAGGTTCGGCGGCAGTTCAGGACTTGGCGGACGAGCTTCGCAAGCGCATCGACAAGCAACTCAAGGCGAACGCAAAACGATGAAAGGCTCTAAATAAGATGATCGACCAGGATTTAGTCGCTTACTTGGTGACACTGGCAACTGGCGCAGGCTCTCGGGTTTACCTTGGGAACGCCCCGCAAAACGTCACCTACCCTTGCGTGGTGGTTCGCCGAACTGGCGGCAGCCAACCCCGCTCCATCGGTGGGACTCCTTTGTTTGAGCGGTCAGAATTCGTTATGGATGCCTTGGCGGCTAACTATGATGATGCCTATTCAGTTGCAAACACGATTCGTGACGCTTTAAAGGGCTATCGGGCTACAATCGGCGAAACCGTGATACACGTGTCAAAATGCACGTTATTTCCGACAGATCAAAGCGAGATCGACGGCGACAAGGTAACTAGACGGATCGCGCTGGCTTTTTCATTTATGCACGCATGAGGTGATGTATGAGTTTTTATGGTGCCAATGTAGACGCGAAACTGTACATCGGTGCAAGCACCGCCGCGTCGCTTCCTGTACCTGGTTCTGACACGTTTACCGAAGTCCCTTTATTGGGAACGGTAACGCCTCCAGCCAACGTCCTTTCGACCGCGTTCTTTAACGTGCTGAACGATGCCGTTCGCCGTTCGATTGGTGGCAAGTTGGGCGATCAAACTGTACCCGGTAACTTGGTCATCGACTGGACCGAAACCGCACACCAAAATATGTATGCCGACTCAATTGTGCCCGGTGGACAAAAGCGCAACTGGCGTTTGGTTTACCCTGATGCAAACGACCGTCAACTCGACTTTGTGGCATTTATTTCGGAATGGACAGAGGAAGCATTCGACGCTGGCGAAGATGCAAAAGAGCATCGCGCTAACTTCCTCCTCACTGTCTCTGGCGCAGTCACGGCAACGGCATAACTTATGAGCGTAAGAGATTTATTGCGAGACTGCCGCCCTACCGTTCATGAAGTGCCGGTTAACGGAAAGACTTTCTATGTGAAGTCCTTAAGCGGTGAGGGCCGTCAATCCTTCTCAGAAATGAGTAAGGAAAAAGACGGTTCTTTACCTGTGCAAATGATCGCGGCACTTGGTTTGTGTGAGCAAGACGGCTCGATGCTTTTCGATTGCTCCACTGAGAAAGGCCGCGCGATGGCAAATCTAGAACTTAAGGAAGTTGACGGGGCCGTGCTTCAAGCCATCGCCTTGAAGCTTTTGCAGGTCTCGGGTTTGTCGAAAGACTCCGCTGGTGATGCTGAAAAAAAATCCGAAGCGAGCCAGAGCGACTAGCATGGCACCGGCTCGCGGTTCTGTTGGGTGATACGGTAGGGGCCTTACAAGCCCGGATGAGTTCGGCAGAGTTTACAGAATGGCAGGCGTACCTCACTGTAGAACCGCAGGGCTACGACATTGATACGTGGCGATGGGGCATGCTGGTGGCGCATATCACGAATGCGGTTCGCTCAACCATTGCCACAAAGCGCAAGCCGAAGGTGTTTAAGCCGAGCGATTTTTATCCCTTTGCAAAGGATGAGAAGACAGACCTAACCCCAGAGCAGCGGGCCTACATCGAGAGCAAGCGAAAGCGGAGAAAGAAGAAGTGACGACATCGGCCACAGTTACCGTAGACTTCGCGGCGGAAACGGCCAAGTTCACTGCTGAGCTTAAGAAGGTCAACGACAAATTGACCGGCATGCAGTCCAGCTTTAAATCGCTGGAGTCTGTCGCAAAAGGTGCTTTGGGTTTTCTCTCCGCTAGCGGACTCACTAACTTTGTTCGCAGTTCAGTTCAAGCCGCAGACGCGCTTGGCGACGTTGCCGAGCGTATAGGAATATCCGTTGAGGCTCTTTCACAGCTTCAATTCGCAGCGCAAGAATCGGATATTGAGATCGAGACGCTTACAAAGTCTCTGACAAAATTAAGCAATAACCTTTCTGATGCAGCGAACGGCGTTGATACTGCTGAGAAGTCTTTAAAGGCGCTGAACCTCGTTGCAACTGATCTTGAGGGCCTTGGCCTTGATGCTCAGCTCGCAGTCATTGCGGATCAGTTTAGAGATACCGTAGACCCTGCCGATCGGGTGCGCGTTGCTACTGATCTTTTCGGAAAAGGCGCTGAGCAGCTAATCCCGCTATTGCTGAAAGGCTCTACTGGGATGAAGGCGTTTGCAGATGAGGCAGACCGTCTTGGCATTACGCTTGAAGACAGCGCGGTTAAAGGAATAGATCGCGCATCGAACGCGATCGACGCCCTGCAACTTCGAGTTAGCCGAATTACCGCAAACCTAATTGGTACGGCAATCATCGACTCGTTTGGTTCAGGAGATGCGCTAACAGACCTTGAGTCTAGGATTGATCGTGTAAGAGCCAATCTTAAGAACCTAGAGAAAGGCGGTTTCGCCGGTCGCGCAGAGGATGAAATCGAGCGGCAAAAAATCGTTCTTGGGCAGCTAGAAGACCAAAGGCAATTGTTGCTTTACGAAAAGGCCCGCGCACAAGCAAAGACAGATATCGCTAATCAAGCAATCAAGGCTGCAAATGCTGACAAGGCTGCACGCGATGCTGCCGCTGCCAATGCTGTCACTGATCTTGGAACGGAAACTTTCGGCCCTGGATTCAATGCAAACGACCAGCTAAATTTTGAAATCGAACTTGATGATGCGTTAATCGCTCAAGAGCAAGCTACGGCTGCGGCGCTTACGCAGATCACTGCAACACAGATGGCGGATCAGGCGCAGATCATCGAAGACGGAAACCTACTTCAAGAGCAGGCACTTGAGCGTAACGCACAAAGCGAACTCGATTTCGAGAATGAAAAGCAACGTGCTTTGAATCGCATTCGTCAGGATGGTGTAAATGCTGCGATGGCTTTGTACACGGCCTTTGGTGGCAAGTACAAGAAATTCGCGCAAGCTTTGTTGATCTATGACAAAGCGCGTGCGATTGCCGAGATTGTGATTGAGACACAGAAAGCGGCTAGCGCTGCGTTCGCATCTGGCTCTAAGATCAATGTCGCGGTCGGTTACGCGCAGGCAGCTTTAGCGATTGGCTTTGGTGCCGCTCGTGTGGCGGCGGTGGCGGGTACGTTTATCGGTGGTAGCTCTGCGCCTTCATTGGGTGGCAGCTCAAGCAATCCCGTTATCACGAACAATACGAGCACCGCTTTAGATAACGACCAACGTCCTACGGCTCAATCGCAGCGAACAACTCAAGTGATCTTTAACGGTCCGGTTTACAATACCGATGACTTCCAGCGCTCTATTGTGGATGCGCTCAAAGATGTGTCAGACCGTGACGTGATTATTTTCTCGGGCAGCTCCGCGCAAGCTCAGGTGATTAGGGCGGCATGACGACCATTATTTATACCGCTAAGCGCGAACTGACCGGCCTTAATGCCGTGGATACTTCCGTCATTATGGAAGCGGCTATTTCGGATTGGTCGATGACTCGCACCGTGATTAAAGACGCACCAAGGGCCAAGGGCGGCGCTCGTGAGACGCTTTACCATCGCGCCGACGAAACGCACACCATTACCTTTGCGCCTGTTAACTACTTCGCAAAGCAACAGATGCGCGAGTTTCTTGCGTCCACTGAATCCGGCGAATCATTTTTGATCTATCTCTACGGCAACGAGTCCACACCGATTCAAGTTGTTAGAGAAGACGAAGGAAATAGCGAAAGCATGTTTATGAACATCGGCGCATCGGACAAGGACTACATGCAAACCTCTATCACGGTAATGGAATCGTGAGACAGGACGCGGAACCTTTTCGCTCTCGCAATGCTGCGCCGGTAAAATATCCCCGCATCGTTATTGAGATTGAGTTTGAGGTTGAATCTATTTTCTTGACCTCGCACGATGACGTGACGGACCTTCCTGGCGTGCAGATTCTCGGGGTGCTGCAAGACCCTTCCGCCTTGTCTCAGCGGATTGTGCCCGATGAGGCGCGGTCTGAGATTGGCTCTTTTTCGTTCTCGCTAATTGATAAAGACTCAGCCTTTACGGACGCCATACGCACACGTTTGCTCGATGACGGCTATGGTCTTAGGGGCAAGGTTGCACGCCTGTATATCGGCTATGCGGAAGCCGGGACCGATCCTACGGCGACGCCTTTCGGTGGTGGCTCGTTTGGCTCTGGAACCTTTGGCGGTTCTGCGGTCGATTACGCAGAAGCCAGCTTCGATAACTTCAAACTATTCCAAACGCAAAAGATCATTGGGGCTGCTTACGATGCGGGCGTTTACAAGATCGGCTGTCAGGACTTAACGCGCGAGCAGCGCGAGGACATCTTTGAGCCTAAGACAACGACGCTTGCGGTTGCTCTGACTGATTCCGCCGTTGTGGTCGAAGTGTACGACACCTCAAAGTTCCAGCTCATTGCGCACGGCACAAGCTACAGCGATTCGCCTTCGACAACTGTCGGCTATATCAAGATAGACAAGGAAATAATTAAGTACACCGGGAAGACGGCAGCAAGTTTCACTGGCTGTACTCGTGGTGCGCTCAATACAAAAGCGGTGGCGCACGAATTTGAATCGACAGCGAACGAAGACCGCCGCCCGAAGGTTGAGGAATACATTTACCTTGAGGAACCTTGCGCGAAACTCGCTTACAAGATTCTCACTGGCAAAGATCATTCGACTGGCCTTGATGTGTGGCCTCCGCATTGGCATCTCGGGATCGATCCTGATTTGATTCGGCTCACGGATTTCACCGGGATCGGAACGGATTTGTGGGACACGTCCGACGATGCGGCGGGGTTTGTTGCGTACTTCTCTGGCCTTAAGAAAGTCACCGGCAAGCGCTTCCTTGAGTCAGAGATTTACACGCTGCTAGGTTGCTATCCCGTAGTGTATGCAGATGGCGATCTTGGCCTCAAGCGAATGAACCACGTGCTTGCAGAATCGGCGAGCGTCATTCGTCTCGACGAAGACAACTGTGTGTCATGGTCTCAGCTCACGCACGCTTACGACAAGCTGCACAACCGTATTCGCATCGATTGGAATTGGACCGGGGAAGAATTCACCCGCAATACTTTATTCATCGATCAGGCATCGATCGACATTCACGGCGAATCGCCTGTGCTCACGTTTCAGTTTAAAGGGCTGCACGGTTCACGCCATACCGATGCGCTGATCCGCACACGCATCGACGCATTGCGGGATCGTTACAGCCAGCCACCTGAACAAATGAGCGTAACGGTTCTCCCCTCGCTAAACATTCTTGAAATCGGCGACATTGCAAAAGTGAACCTCTCGACAGTTAGGGACTTCGCGGCGAGCGGAGACAACATCAATCGAAGCTTTGAGATTCAGCAAGGGCAATATAACTGGGCGAATGGCACGGTTTCTTTTGACTTGTTTGGCTCTACCGCACGCGCGTCTGTCGATTCACCGACCGGAACCACAACCGCTTTGCCGGATTCGTTTTACACGGATCGCGGCACCGAGCTTTCAACGGTCTGCACGATAATTGTAACGGGCGGCGTTGGGATTATTCAGGCCGGAACCTACACGCTTTCAGGTCACGCCGATATCAACCATGACGATGCGGTGTTCTATTACGACGGCGACTTACAGCTTGCTTCCGGTGCAACGCTTGTCATCGAAGACAATGTACAAATTCGGCATCGTGGATTCTTTCAGGTCAACGGAACGATTGACGGCATCGGGAATGGTCAATTAGGTCAGGCCGATTCGGGCATTGTTGATGCTCTCGATTACGGCCTTGTCGGCTTTGTCGGCAACAGTCGCGGGATGGATGGCATTCACTTTTTCAACCCACGAACAACGATCTTAAATACGGAACCAGCTACCTTAACTCAAGGTCTTTACTCTGCTTTTCCCTATCTTGAATTGTCGGTTGATGGCGATGACTTGCTAGGTATCCCCGCAGACCTTCGCGGCACTTCGGGCGGGTCTGGTGGCTCTCTTAACACGAACGACTCAATGAATGCGGCGGGTGGCACTGGTGGAAACTCGGGCGCAGGGCTGGCTCTGATTGGTCGCGGGTTAGCGTTTGGTGGCGCTGGCCTTATCGATCTATCAGGAGATGATTCTGCCGCCACTGTAAAAATAGACTTCCCTGGTTCGGGCCACGAAGAATCCTATCCCGGTGCGGGTGGGGCGGGCGGTCCTGGTGCATTGCTAATCCTGATCGACGGGGGAAGCATTTCACTAACAGAAGTCGGCGGGCACTTCACGGCAACGACAGGCCTTGTTCCGGTCAACGGCAATCCGCTTACCGCTCGAAATCATCCAAACAATACGCCCCTTGAAGGCGACCCATTCGCAGGGTATTTCGATCCATCGCTAATCTCAGGAGTGAACCTTTCGGACGTTGCCTATCGCATCCAATACATCCCGGCCACTGAAACACCACAGGAAGACCAAGACGACAAACCCACGGCCCCGACTGCGTTAACGGCAACCGGAAGCATTAACAAGATCACGCTTCGTGCAACGCTCTCAGAGCTGGTCTCAGGTGATCGCCTGGAATACTACGCCAGCGCCACGAACGATCGCACCGTGGCCGTTCGCATTGGCTTTGGCGCGATACAAGATTTTGAGTACGCATTAACCACGGGCGCGACCCGTTATTTTTGGTGCCGTGTTCGACGCGTGCAACCCGGTGTCGATGTGTTTAGTGATTGGTATCCGTCGAGCGCGACGGGTGGAACCGTTGGGATATCTGGGTTGGTTGACACTATCGACGTAACTCCTGGGGCAATCATTGCGGCAACAGTTAGCCATTCTCCAGCAGATGGGAACACTGTTTATGCTGCCGTGACTCAACCTCAAATTGAGAATGCAGGTATCAGCGGGCTGGCCTCCTACACCGCCCCTGCGAGTATCGATGTGCAAGCGATTGTTAGCTGGGCAGCTCAGGCAAAAATCAGCAACACAACCAGCGGCGTCGCGGTGGGCGAAGCTAGGTTGCAGTGCCTTATTCAAGTCGATGGCGTGACCGTCTATACACGTTATATGGTTTTGGAGACGTTCACCGGAACAGAATATGCTGCGTTCTCTGGCACTGTTCCTATTAGCGTCGGCGCTGGTCTTAATATCAGCGCATACCTTACGACGTATCGAAACTTTTCTACAGGCGGAACATCGCCAGCACAAACGATTACTTGGCGGGCGGCAAACGTAAACTTGGTTCCTACGAAGCGATGAACTACACGATTTACAATATCGAAACTGGCGCTATCGCCGGATATCTTTCATGCGAGGAATCACAGCTTGCAGTGAACTTGCAAAAAGGATTCAGGGCAGTTGAGGGTCATTTCGAAACCATCTCAGAACCGATTAGGGATGCTGATTCCAACGCTGCAAGGTATCGAATCCTTGAGCTTGAAAAACAACAGGCCCGAAGGATTCGAGAGATACTTGCAAAAGACGATGACCGCCTTGGCGCGATAGATGCGGAAATATCTATGCTTCGAGAAAGGCTTAAAGGCTAATGCGCGAAAGGTCGCCAAGTCACGCCAAGGCTAGCGGCATTCACTCCGTCGCTAAACTCTCTGGATGCTTCGATGCGCACAGACACAGGGCCAACATTAATGCTGTACCCAATCGCGCCAATCGCATAAGGGCCGCTCTCTTTTCGGTCGATGCTGTACGTGGTTACGTTCTTGTACGAAGGAACAAACATCGCGGGTGCGTACAGGTTCGCCGGAATCTTTGTAACCGATTCTACGCGCTCAATTTTCTGCACTAACTCACCCCTCCCCTCATCCCTATGAATAACGGAACCATCAATATAGAATCCGCTAAGGCTAAAGCAGGCCGCAAGGGCTGTAATGGTGCACATCGTCAATCTCCGTTATTAGGTGGCGCTATGGTCATGGTTCCCGGTCATCCTGTCTATGAGATATCGCCTGAATCTGGAAAGCTAAATGGCTGACACCTATACCGCCGCCGCTAAGGCTCGAAAGATCGAGGAAGGCACCCGTACCGATACATGGGGCCCAGTACTGAATGAGGCCCTTGAAGAAATCGACGATATGGCCTCTGGCGTGTCTGCGATCAATCTAGGAACCTCGACCACTTACGCGATGGCTGCCCTCTCAAGCGGTAGCGATTCAGAATCTCGCGCCTCATGCCTGCGTTTCACCGGCACCCCTGCAAGCGCTGTCACGGTTACTGTCCCCGCTTCTGTTGTCGATAAAAAGTATCGAGTAGAGAACTCAACCGGCCAACGGCTCACCATCAAATACGCTTCGGGCACTGGCGTTGTCCTTGGCAATCTAGACAAGTGCGATGTGTGGTGTGACGGATCGGAAATCTACGATCGCGGTCCTGGCTCTCGCATCACCGCCGCTGAGATAGCGGCTAGCGTGACGCCGGTGAATTATACGTACCCTCCTGGAAACGTGTTGCGTTACGGGACAAACACAACTCCAGAAACAACAGACATGATTACCGCGATCAATAACGCGATCAATGTCTGTAAGAGGGGGACCGGCATTACGTTCTACATGCCAAAGGGCGGATATAGAGTCACCGGCCCACTTGATTTAAGCGGAATGTTTTTCACCAACCAACTTCGCTTGCGTGGCGATGGTGAGTATCATTCATATATTTACGCTGATTTCGATTCATCCACTACCGCAGTGCTAGACCTGTCGGGTAGCGTGCTGTGCGATCTTGAAGGCTTTAGCATTAGAACCGCCCCGGGAAAGACCCCTGGAATAGGGGTGCTGTGTGCTCGGTTAGCTTCAAATAACAGCGCCGGAAATCATCGCTTTTCTAATTTCTTTGTTCGCGGAACTTACGCGTGTGCTCCGGTGGTTATTTGGGGCAGCGAAGAAAATCAGTATTACTCGTGCTGGTTCATGTCTGATGCGAACACGCCCGCATTAGTGGTGGCGATCAAGATTAGCGAAGCAGGCTTTACACCCACCTCTCCGTTTCAAACGCTGGGCACGGGTGAGGGCGGCGTGGGTTTTCAAAGTTTCTACGGCTGCCGAATCACGAACGAAACAGGCACCGCGCAAACTGTACCTGTGGCAAAGCTATACGGCACATTGGGCACGCTTTTTAGTAACGGCTATTTCGCAGGCTTTGGCCCTACGACTGTCGAGGTGAGTCACTCAGCCTATCCGAGCGATCCAACCGACGCGTACCCGGCTGTCGTGACTTTCGATACCTGCTCGGATGAAATCGCTGGAACGGCTGCCGCATGGAGCGGCGCGACAGCCTACGTTGTGAATAACTTAGTGACCAGCGGCGGACAGGTTTTCTACTGCGTGCAGAATCATACTAACCAAGTCCCGCCGAATCTCACTTACTGGCGGAAGAAAGAAACAATCAGAGTTCCTACCCCAACCGTAGCCGGTAAAGCGGCGGCGAAAGGTCTCAAAGTTTCTAACTGCCAATTTGCGGATATCTACGGGGCTGACGGATCTTTGATCGACGGCCTAAACATGGATGGCGGGAAGTACAGCAACAGCATGCCGGTTCCATCTGGCTCTAAGTTATCCGCCTATAACCTGACCAACGCAACAATCGCTGTATCTAAAGAAGAAAGAGCCCTTACATATCTCGTCCGAAACAGCGGAAGTGGTAACCGCGCTTTCGGCATAGATCCAGGCAAAGCAGCGCTAGGCTCTGGCTATCAATTACTCGACTCTGCTGGGGGCATCTCAAGTAATTCGGCAACGGCTGGCGTTGGGTATGCTGACGGTGCGGGCGGCACGGTCACTCAAATCACAAGCGACACTACCAGCGTCACATTAGACAAGTTGACCGGCATGGTGCAAACCGTTTCACAGACGCTCGCTGCTGGGGCTAGCGCAGCATTTACCGTGAATTGTTCCGCCTATACCGTCCTCGATAATGTGGATGCAATGGTGGTGAGCTATGGTGGTGCTGGCGACCCATTTGTAAAAGTGAAGGGAATCAGCAACGGGGTCTTTCAGTTAAAAGTTATCAATGAACATGCCGCCACCGCATTAAATGCCGTTGTACAAATTCAGTTTACTATTCACCGTGGCCAGCGGTCGTAACAAAGAACGCATAGCAGGGAACGTATGAGCCAAGAAACGCGCCACGGTGAGCTAGCCAAAATTCACGCCTTAGCGGATGGAAACCCCTATCGCGTTGAGGTGCTGGAAACCCTAGCCATTCTCAAAGAGCGCAGCGAGCAATCGCAAAACTGGCAGCATGGTACTGACGCATGGCGAGCAATGCACGATAGGCAAGACGCGGAAAGCTTCGTACAGATTCGCGCTGAAATTCAAGCAATCAAAGCCAGTGTTGGCGGCGTGTCTTCTGGCGTGAATGACTATCGAGACGACAAGGCACAACTTAGCGGTGCTCGAAAGTTATTCATCGGTGCTGTAGCCGTGGTTGGCGGGATTGGTGCGTCGGTCATATTTTTCATTGAGGTTGCTAAGTACTTTTTTAGCAAGCAGCCATGAACGGCCCTACTACACGCCCACTCGCCGAAGTGGATGCCGCTCCCAGCTATCCAAAAGCCTATTCAAAGTCGGTAGGCGGTGACGACGAAGAAAGTAACTCGGGCAACATTAATAAAATCGTAATCGACCTAGGCAAGAGCGTTAGCTCTATTGCTTTGTGCGCTGCATTTTGTGGTATTTGTGTTGCTATCACTATCGGTACGGTTTGGCACTCGAAAGAGCGCGAAGTCTCAACAGAGGCGCAGTATCGAAAGACGCAGAATCATGTTGATGAGATGACGAACGAGCTTAAACGATTACGCGATAGACTGGAGGATAAAGACCGTGCCAATTGACGATGACGACGTGACGACTAATAAACTCAAGGCCGAAGCCAAAGAGATCGCCAACAAGCCTAGCAAGCTGGGTTATGTGATTGGCGCATTCCTATTAGGTCTTATCCTGGGAATCGTTTTCTTTTGAGCCTACCGGCGAAAAACTTCGTACTTCAACAACTGGTGCCGCCAGATATCTACGCGGCACTGGGTGAGAAAGCGTGGGAATTACTACAGCAGGATGCCGTAACGACTCTCGACCAAGTTTACGACCACTTCGGGCCGCTCACGGTGAATAACTGGCACACGGGAGGGCGCTTTAAGGAATCGGGTCTGCGCGATCCTAACAGCGCTACAGGCGCGAAGCTGAGTCAGCACAAGAAAGGGAACGCCTTCGACACAAAGCCGCTTAAAACGACTGTAAAGGCGATGTATGACTACATCCTTGCCCATCCTGAGCAGTTTCCCTTACTGACGACCTTGGAGGACATCGCGATTACTGGCCCTGGCGGGTGGTTGCACTTCGACTGCCGCAAGAATCCCAATCCCGGAATTAGGATCATAAAGCCATGATGTACGAGCTACTTCTATTTCTCGATCTCAGCACCACGAGAATCACAAGCTACGATTTCCAGTGTGCCGACGTTCAGGGCGTCAAGATAAGCGATCACACCCGCTTTGACACGGCTCTCATAGCCTGCCTGAACGCGCCTAACGGTGGGCAGGTCAAGGGTGGCACCTATCGCATCAATCGGGATATCCCGCCTGTAACGCCTCCTACTGGGTCAGCGGTCTTAACCTGGACCGGTCCAACGTTAAACACCAACGGAACCCCTATCGAGACTCTCGTTAGGTACGAACTGCAATACAGTCTCGACCCTGGAAATTTCGTTCAGGCCGTTAACATTGCATCGGGCAACGCCTATACCGTTCCCGGCCTTACGCCTGGAACATGGTATTTTCGCATGCGTGTAGTGACGGTAGGCGGAACGTCTGGCTGGACAAACCTAGCGAGTAAGGTCATTGCCTAAGCGCATTGAATACTTTGTCGATGGGAAATGGCAGGAGCTAAAACAGTTCTTGGTCTCCGGCTTGTCTCCCGAGTGGCAACGCATTCAGGCTTATCGAAATTACAAGTGGCGGTACAAGCAATGATTCGTTACGTCAGACGACACGCAACCAAGTCGCTAGGCTTCGCCCAGGTCACGCTGGGCGTACTTGCAGGCTCTACCGAGATCATCCCGACAGGCCATCTTAAGTACTACGTGATGGCCCTAGGCTTGTGTACAGCGTGGCTCGGCTTTCTCAACTCAGGCAAGGCACCGAAAGCTGATGTTCGGCCTTAGCTCCCTACGTCTTGGAATCTATGCCGTCTGTGCGGTGGCGATCATTGCGGGACTGTTTAAGCTGCATGATTCGATTGGCGATGCACGTGAGGTAAAAGTCCGTCACGAGTACGACGTAATTGCACAAGAGCAAGAGAAGAAAAACGCCGAACAGAAACGGAAAGACGATCAAGCAACAGCAGACACGAAGGCCACCTATGAACAAGCTCTCAACGATTTGCGCCGTGATACTCGTATCGCTAGCCTTAACTGCGTGCGCAACGCGCCTCGCCCCCGTGAAGTGCCCAGAACGACCGATGCCGGACCCGGTGCTGCTAGAGAAGAGTCCGCCAACCTTTCACGAGAGACTACTCCAGATAATCGAATCGATGTAGGGCCTGCGATAGATGCGTTAACGAGGGAGTGCGATGCCTTGGCCGTCCGTCACAGTGCCTTGGTGGATTTCTTGATGGGCACTCGCTAGCTTTTTATTCACTTTAACCAGTAAAGCCTGCTCGCCGTGATACCGCTTGTTGAACTCTCTTTTTTCCAGTTCCAGCGATGGCCCGAAGATAGCTCTCATCTGGCGCTCGTTGTGGCCATCTAACGGGCGACCTAGATGATGCCAAATTCCAAGATTTAGCGTTGCCATGTGCCCGCCTGAATGCTTACGGTACGACTTATTCACAATGTGATGGATTGTCGTAGGCCCGCACACAAAGCCATGCCCGTCTACTTCGCACGCAATGCACGGCATCTCGCTTAGTCGGTGCATGCGCTCCGCTTCTTCGGGGGTCGGGCTTTTTGTAGATTTTCCACGCTTCACAGTTTCACCACAACAACCCCACAGCACGAGCACTGCGTCACCTTAACCCCATCGCTTTTCGATCTCAGTAGCAACGTCGCACGCCTAGCGCCGAACCTACCAGCACAGCCATAAGGGCAATAGCCGCGATCTATTCTGAATTGCTGAGTGCTCATCGTGATAACCCGTAATGCTCATCGGCATAGCGCGAGACTTCCGCTTCAAGTTCTGGCGCGGTCATCTTGAGTAGATCAGCACACACCGTCATTGCAGCACCAAACGCTTTGCCAAAGTCTTTTTCGTCTGGGATGTCATCGTAGCTATAACGCATCGGAACCAATTCGATAGCACCATCCAGCGTAATGACTTCGGTCACGTGCCCAGCCTTTAGCGCGATGGCCGTGCGAAACATTTTAAAATCGGTGTAGTACTCTTGGTTCTGGAACGTCAGATCCATTAGCGACATAAACAAGCAATGGTGCCGATAGTTGCGAGGCTGCACGATGTCAGCCCGATACACTGCGCCTAACTTCTGACGCTTGTGGATGGCCTGCGCTTCTTCGTCCGCAGGCACCCACCCGGCCAAGGTCTTTTTTATAAACCCCTTAGCCATTACGCTGCTTCTGCGTACTTCACGGTCAGTGCGGCTACCTTCGCGGTTAGTTCGACTAGGAACTGATCTACCGCCGCCTCCAATTCGAGAATGTATTTATCGTCTCGCTCGATTCGAGTGACGAATAAACGCATCGCTTCCGGTAGGCGCGGATCGAAGCTCACGAAGTCACACCATAGGCGGCTAGTGCAGGCCATCTGCCATTGCATTTGCGTCACGTACTTAAGCGGTACGCCACCATGCAAAAGCGTCTCGATGTGTGTCGCCGTGTTTGGGCACTTGATCTCGACTAGCCCGTCATCGCTGACTAGCCCGTCAGGCGAGGCCGCAGACATCTTGATAAACGGGTGCTCTACGATGGCGACTTGCTCCACCTCCGCGTCCCTATACCATTCATAAGCGCTTCGAGCTGCGCCCTCGTTATCTGTTCCCCATTGCATCTCGCGGCTCGTGTAGCCCTCCGTAGGCGCTCCGGTAAGGCGTTCGGCGATAAGGTCCGCCATGTAGTTAGCACGAGACGCGGAGGGGCCGCTTTTCGTCTTCGCAACGATATCGGCAACCCGCGAGGCAGTGACTTTTCCAAGGCGCGCGGCCTTCCATTCGTCGGAACCCTGGATCATGGCTTGTTCCTCTTGGCTTCGAGCGCTTTGACAGCGCGCGAGTAGTCCTTGGTTTGGATATCGGCAAGCTTTTCGACGCCCATGTACTTTAGGAACTTGACACGATCCGTCTTTACTTCTTCAGCCAAGGCCATCAAGTCGGCAATCTGGCTTTCAGTAATGTACTGTTTCGCCTCAGATCCATTTCCATCGTCGTCCGCTTCTTTAGCGGCAAGACCCAAAATTGCTGTCGCCGTGTATCGCTCAAGATAAGACTTTGAGCTTGCGCGAGATTGGATTGCGTTACGACCTGGGCCAGTGTCAGGCGCAGCACCCATAGACACACATTCAGAGTGGCCGCTAACGTGGCGCAAATTGCACGTAACCTCAATCCAATCCTTATCATCTTTCGATAGCTTCCACGACATAGAAAGGCCGTGCTTTGATAGCGCAGGAGTTACCGCGACAACCACGTCATGCAAGTTGGCGTGCATTTTTCCTTTCAGCGGTCCATCCTTCACTTCAGTAGTCTTGATGATCGTAACGGCCTCGGACTTGAACGCAGCGAAAGCATTGTTGAATGCTTTACGAGCTTCGCTAGCTTCCCAGCGCTCTTGCATGTCCATGAACTTTTGCAAACGATCAAGGTCCGCGCCTTGCCCTACTGCAATTTGCAGCAACTGCATCGGCGTGACCGCTGGCAGTTGTTTATTATCTTCTAGCACCACCACATCGTTCATACCGCCTCCCAAGTAATCCCAATCACCAAAACAACTGTAATAATTGTCGCCGCCACAATCTCAAACATAAATCAGTTACTCCCTTATTTGCATAGCCAGTAAATTTTCCAGCGCTTGCCGTTTTCGTTAAGCCAAACGCTATCGACCTTGTGGCCCTGCTGCTTCAGTCTGCTAAAGTGTTTTCGAAAGTCGGTTAAGTCGAAGTACTTTGCTGCCTTGTGATTGGTGAGATGGCGAAACCGCTTTAGCAGCCGCAATAGCTTCGCTTCTTTTGATTCGTGCTTCATGTTGCATAGCCTCCAGTTGTTCGATGAACTTCGATTTCTCAGTAATGCGAGGGCTGGCGTAGTCTTTGTCACGCAGCAATCGATCAGGCTTAAACGTGAACAGTGATGGCTCTAGCTTGCTAACTTCTTTCACGGGTTTTCCTCCACCATATACAAAGCTCGTTCCAAAGTAGGCGGGTCATTTCACTTCAACAAAAGGGTGTCGCCCGTTAATATCTTGGTAAAATACAGCCCCAGGCTTTGACATTGCCGTTTCGTTTTCTAACTTATTCCAAGTCTCACCAAGATTAAAAAGCTTCCAGGGGCCGGTTTCGCCAACAATGCGAGCAACTTGAGCCTTCGATGAAGCGGCAACAACCTCACGCGTTTGCTTCCCGTTGCGAAAGTTTTGCCAGCCATAAACTTTAACTTTCATCTCTCACACCACTTACGCAAAGGACCAATGAGAAAAAATGCAGCGATGTGGATCGCTAGCAGAAGGTAGTAGCCAGTTATGCCACTCGTGTAATCCATGCCCCCGCCTTGGTCTTGCGACCGCTAAAAACCTTTGGCGCATAGCGTTTATTTGCCGCCCCAATCAGTTTAGGGTGGGACGCGTAGAACCTACCGCCGATCGGTATCGTGTCCCACTTGTATTTGCACTTCGCGCCTGCCATGTAATCTCCTGTTATGCGTAAGTTATAGGTAATTTATTACTGAGTCAAGTTAGAATTCTTCAACCTTGAACCCGCCGCCGTTCTTTTTTGCCTGTTTGGTCAGCGCAATAAAGCGAAACGGGAACATCGACGCAGCGACCTTGATCTTTACGCGCGCATCGTCTTCCCAATGGCCCTTTATTTCGTGGCACTCAAGCTCGCCATTCGCAAGCATTAGGAAATAGTCCGGGGTGTAGAATGTGTTATCGGCAAGGCGCAGCTTTATCCCTTCGAACTTGTACCAAAGTATTTCGCGGGCATAGAGTTGCAAGTCCAGAAGCTGTGAGTACTCGGTCTCGGTCTTGTTCATCTCGCCTTGCTTGAGGCGTCCTAGTGCGTAACGGTTAAACATTCTTTTGAATCCACAGCCGCATATCAAGAAGCGCGTCGGCTCTGTCTTTGCCACTGCGAGCTTCTTTGTAATCATCACGAATCTTTTTAGGCAACGTAAACCAGTGCTGAGAGCAATATGCTCCGCCAACCTCAAGATCGCATCCAGGCCAGTTACACGTTTTCATCTAGCTCTCTGTCAATCGCTCGTTTCAGCAAATCCAAGTCACTGCGCTTAATGATCTTATCGCCTACCTTCACAGAGAAAGCGATTCGCCCGCCCATCTGCATTTTCTTCTCGATCTTTAAATCTCTATACGGTCTTGTGGGTGCGTTCATTTATCCATCCAGTTAAAATCGCGGCCATATTTATATATGCCCCTCAGCCATTCTCTGTGTTGCTCTACCGTGTGAATGCACAGCCATGACGGGAGAGGGTCGGTCATCTTTGCATCGGCTTTAGCTTCCCACTTCTCCAGCTTCGCTGCATGCGCTTGCGTTGACTTCGCTAGCTGGTTGTTGGAAGGCGTCTTGCTGGGCTTCTTTAAAGGTTTTTTCTCGCTCGATTTCGGCTTTGCGCTTAGCGACACGGCTTGATCCTACGAATGAAAGATGTTTATCGCGGTAAGTATGGCCACCGAATATGCGGCGACCGCCGCGCACTGAGCAGTCAACGCGGACCTCACCGACCCACGGATAAAGATCGATAAAGCGATCTATGTCTTGCTTTATGGTCATACCTCACCGTGAATCTCGTAACCGAACTGCTCATAGACTTTTTCTACCAGCACGCGCACCGCTACGTCATCGTGATTTTCTAGACGCGCCAGCAATTCTTTTATTGTTAAAGCTTTCGCCGTTGTTTCGCTAATCATTTTTCAACCTCGCTATAATTTGCGCTGAACAGCGGCCTTTTAAGAAACTCATCGATCTGCCTTTCCATATCTATTGCATCGGTCCGTTCCTTGTCCATGTACGGGTAAACGCTGATTAAAAAATACCTTTCCTTTATTTCTTCCAAAAGCGAATGCGCGTCATAGAGCATTCGCTCTACGTCGGTCCAATCGGCTTGGTGTTCAGTGGTTATCATTTTTGGTCACCTCGTGCGCTGAGAGCTGTTCACTCGAATTGTTTTTCATTGCAAGGACCATGAACGAAGCAATCTTCGTAAGCCGGTCCACCTTTATCGCCGTAGTCATACTCGCCGCATCGCTTGCACAGATACACGGCTTGCGAGCACTGCCGACCTTCGCTCAAACCATGCGGGCATGGTCGGCCACCATCAGTGCCCCAATCGTGCCCACTTGCGCAGAGGTTTCCCCCGCCAAGTGCAACGGCTTCTGCAATGAGGTGTTGCAAGGTCATTGGCCAGCCCGTCCATTGAGAGAAAGTCGCTTCCAACGCTTTTCTACTTGGTCCGCTCTATATGCGGCGTCGCAGTGATCCATGCCTCGTGCTTTGAATCGGCGATAGACCGCGCCCCAACCGAATGCCTTTACTCCATCCACGAGACGCATCCTTTAGTTTCGCAGTGTCCATGCACATGACCATTGCAAGCGGCTTGGCTAAGGTGCAAGCGGCCTTTGCACTGCGGACACTCAATCACTTCTGCTTTTCCTATTGGCAAGCGTTTACGCCATTCAGAAACGATAGGGCCTACCACTCGCATTCGGTTCATTGCATCTTCTAACGCGTCCGCTCGCGCTTCGCCTTGCTCTCTTGTGCGGCGAATCCACTTGGGGCATACGGACGCAGCATCGGGTAACTCATGGCCGCAAGGCCAACCGATAAATTAGCTTCGTTCACGTCGTGTGTATTAATTACTCTCACTTTGAATCCTCTTTTTGTTGACTAGTGTTCTTGCCCGAAGAAAGTATCTGCTCACACGTTAGGTCTTGACTACCATCGCCATACGGCAACGAGTTACGCCATACCTTCGGAACGGTTTGCAGGTGAACGACTTTGCTAACGCTGAACTCTGCGTCGTTTGGATCGTGTACGGCGTCCTCAAGTGATTGCTTGGCGAGCATCAATGCTTCCGCCTCATCACTTGCCTCGACGTAGTAATCCATTTGGACCGATGCCTTATAAAGCGCCATAACTTCAATCCTCGCTCGGTGATGCTTTGATAGCCGCGTCTACGATCCGCGCCCATTCGTTGCTGATTTCAATTTGCGTTTCTTCATCGATGTCATCCCAAGCGTTTTGCAAACCCGATCGATCGCAAAGGTCTATGAGAATTAACTTGACGGCTTTTTGTGCGTTAGTCATGACTCGTTCCGGTGTTCACAAAGCGCCATCGCGCGGTTGATGTAGTTTTCCAGCGTGGCCAATCATGCTCGGAGCCCATGCGGCTTCGACAAACGATTCAGCGTTCTCTCGTGTCCATCCGCCGTCGCCGCGCTTCTGATCCCATGCATCGCCGTACTTAACTAAATAATTAACAAGCTCTGCGCGCGTTGCGAATGCAGGCGTGACCGCAGAGCCTTCGCTAACCGTTTCCCATACTTGCCACCAATCGCCTTTCGGTGGTTCCTTAGGACGCCATGCAGCGCATCGACGCTTTGCTTTTTGCGATGACCACATCTCGCCCTTTCCTTTACATATTGGACAAGTCGAAGGAAGTCGCAGCCGATGAAGCTCTGCTTTGATTACGATCCAGCAGTTGATTGAATCGTGACCCATGCCGCCAATACTCCAATCGTTCACTTCTTTTGGCGTCGGGTAGTAGGGCGGGTCTTTCTTTTTCGATCCCTTGCCCGGTGTCCATGTGTGCGTGAAATCACTTAATCGCTTCGCGCGCATCAACGCATACACATCATCTGCGTTCAGGTGATGACACCATTGTCCGTTGAGCATATCGGCGAGGCGTTTTGCTTCGTTCTCGAAGCGGACCCATCCATAGCCTTCTGCATTGCGCTTAGCCATCGCAACAATTTTCGGATGATCGTAAGGAATAGGAGTGCTGCCACGTTCCTCTGGCTTGAATTCGGTATAGCCATACCATTTAGATTGCAGAGCTTTGTACTCTTTCGAGTAGCCGCCTTCGCAGTCTGGGCAGACACGTCGTTCTGGATAGCTTGGCTGCAAGAATCCAGACCACGTTTTTTCCATCGGCCAATCGAAACCGGCAATGACGCGTTTTACTTCTCTACCCACGGCTATCTCCTGTCTCGCCTAATGGCTTAGCTAAATTTACCGACGATAAAATCATCGCTTGCACTGCTTTTCTGAGCCTTGCGATGTATGTCGCGGTTGCTGGTACGTCTTTCCAAAGCGGTGTATCCCATCGCTCGACTACTTCGCGAGATGCATCGAGCAACTCGAAAATCATTTTGTCGTCATCGGACGCGGCGTTATATACCTCGCACTTAACGCCCCGCATATTCTCGAATAGCCCGCAGACCTCGACATTCAGATGGCAATGCGGACAGAACACTTCGCCGGTCATGACTGATCACCTGTTGGTTCGACGGCTGCTCGCATTGCTTCATCAATGGCGGCACGCAAAAGCTTATGACCATTGAATTTATCGGTCGCTGATATCTTGTCGATGTTAAAAAATCGACCGTCAGACTTCTCTAACCAGTCAATGCGTGCGGTGTCACTAACGGCAGATGTGTTGCCTTTCAAAGCTCCAGCGGCATAGTCCGACGCAACTCGCGCAACCGTTTCCCATGAGTAGGGCGGCTTAGGATAAGTAACGCCATCCATATCCCACGCAAACAGATCGACAATCCATTTGCACGCAATAGCTGCGTCATTGTTTTGTGGCTGGTCATCAGGTATCGGCGCGAATCCTTCTGCCCACATTTGCACTTGCGCTACTCGTTCGCTGAGATCGAGCGTCTTATCGTGTGCAATCGAGCAGATTCGATCGATGCGGTCACAAAGGTTTTTTATCGTCTTGCCATCACTCGGCGGTGGAGATGGCTGATCTACAAGCTCATCCTCGCTAACCACTAAAAGCCCGGTTGGTTCGCCGCCTTCGATCCATCCACCAAGGTCGTGATCGTAGCGCTCGCTACGCAAGTGTCCGTCTTCGTCCGGCTGTGGAATGGTGTAACTATCGAATGGCCCGCCGTAAGTTGGCACGTTGCCTAACTCGTCGTGATCCATGTGCATGAAGTATGGGCGGCCAGTGAATGGACACTTCGTATCGGCGAAATCATTCTTCACGCTGACTTCTGGCGGACACTGATCGCACGGCTCGAACATCATCGCATTGCCGTCACTATCTTGGCCGCTGTGACCAATGGGAACTTGCCCGGTGTCCTTGCATGCGTCGCAGTGAACACTTGGCGTCTCAACAGGAGCTAAAGCGTCACGCGCTTCGGTCAATATCTTTACGTGCTGCTCAGCTGCATCGAGCTTTCCTTCAAGCTCCGCGATCTTGCGCGCTTGGGACTCTCGGCGCTGTAGCAATCGGTCAATGCACGTCCCTTCTTCCTCGTGCCATATGTGGCTGCTAGTTCGCTCTGTCGTGTCCAATCTTAAGATTGGCGTTCGGCAGCGGCGGCACAGCTTCTCGGGGGAGAGGTTACTCATTGATCTTTACCTGATACTGATTTAGCACGCGCACCATTACGCCTGCACTTCGCAATGTGCTGATGCACTGGATTAGGTTGCTGCGATTGCTATCTATGCCACACGCATCAAGAAGCCCCTGCAAGTACGCCTCACAAACAGAAAACATGTGTTGGTTTGGTAGCCCGCATTCGTATTGCTCAGCAAACCACTGAGTAAAAAGCTTCTCGGGAGAGTTGTTGTTACTCATTGCTTTATAGACTCCAAAAATTCAAGCGCTTCGTCGTCGTAAGTAACAACGCCAACTTGCATGTGATAGCGAAGAAGTCGGACTGCTTTGTTTAGGTCGCGCTCGATTTCTCGGCACACATCTTCGTCAACGTACCCACTAGCGTAGTAATCATCCTTGCGTCTATCCGCGTCCTTATCGGTACGTGGCGTTGCGCTTTCATCTGGAGACTGATTGTTAAGGGCGGTCATTGAGCACCTCGCTTATTTCCTTTGCCAAACCAACGTCGCAACAGTCGCATAGAGAGCCGTCATGACTCGGGTTCAAATCCTTATCCAAGTCATTCGCTTCGATCAAGTCACGAGCACGCGCAAGCAAATCTCGCATGCGCATAACCTCTGCGGGGAGATGGTCAAGGTCACTCACGCAATGGTTACTCCGTTAAGGTGATCGACTTCGTGCTGTACGCAAATCGCTGTCATCTCTTTAAGCCTGCGGCGAATCGGGTTGAAGGCTTTGTCTAGCCCTTCAACAACGACTGACCGGTCACGGACTTTCTTTACCCGCCGCCCAGGGAACGACAAGCAGCCTTCCTCCGTCATCTTTTTCCCGCCGCCGCGATACACGATCACCGGGTTTATGAATTCCTGCTTAAAGCCGTCGCAGTGAATAACGATGACGCGCTTGAGCACTCCGAGTTGATTCGCAGCCAAGCCGATGCCCTTAGTTGAATTGGTCGCTATGGTGTCGAACATCGCATCGACTAGACTCGACACTTCCGCGTCGCCAACTTCAACCGGCGCAGCCACTTGCCGCAAAGCCGGGTGACTTGATGGCACGAGCTTGTATGCTCGTTGTTCAGTAGGGTTGTTGTTGCTCATGCTTGCACCCGTTTCGGCATATCCCAGTCGGCCAGCTTGCACAGCCAAGACAATTGCTTTTCGCTCAGATACGTTTGCAGGCCGTGCTGGTTAGCTGCCAGCATCATCTGCGCCGCGAACTCCTGCGCGCTCTCGCCACCGGCTTGTGACTGAGCGTCGCCGCACAGTTGGCGGAACTCGTGCTCGTCCTTGAACCATGTTGCGGCTTTCGTGTTCATGCCCTCGACTCCTGCCCAAAGTGATAGGCCATATTCATAAGGTCGCAAATGTCCTCTGCGGTTTCTTTGTCTTGCCAAGACGAACCGATTTCAATCTCTTCGCGGCCGTCGTGGTAGACAATGGTCCAATACTCGCCAGTGCCACAATGCTTGCAGCCCTTGTGATTGGCGGAGACTTCTACCTTGTAGAAGCTTTCCTCAGAGGGGAGAGAGTTACTCACGGACAAATTCTCGATTCAGCATGTCGAGCACGTCCATCGAGATGTTTGTGTAATCCTCGCCGCTCTCGCCACGATAGATGGCGGAAGCATCCATCCCCTTTATGTCATTCTCTTCGGCGTAGTCGCCAATGATTGCTATGCGATCACCAGCCCACGAGCCAACGAGCTTGTGGGGCTTTGCATCACCACCACCACGGCCATTCGATGCGGCAAGTAGCAACCACAGAGCGCTAGCGGTGCACTTCTCGAAACCGACTTGCTCCATTAGCTTTAATCCGTTGTCGATATCGTGACCTTTCACGAATTGTTTTTTGTCCAGGTTAAAAAGCTTGTGATACTGACCCATCATTCTTCTCCAGATTGTTAGCTGTTGATCCGCAGCCAAAAAGTTACTTGATGCCGCGCAGCGCGCGATCTTTGGCGGTCTTACCTGGACGATTGACGCCGGTAAACTTCTTGCAGTTGGTGTGAGTGCGCGCTTGATTGCCCATAGCGATCTTGTCGCCGCTACGCATGAATGTTGCTCGCTCTGGTACTTGTCTGCTCATGTTCGTATCTCCTCTATGTGCAGCTATTATAATCAGTAATATATTACTTTCAACCATAAAGATGCGAATCAGGGGAAGTCTTACTTCGTTGGCACAGCGTTAAGGCCCATCTCATTTAGAGCCTTTTCTGCTATGCAAGAATTGCAAACCTTGTCCGCGCCATACTGAGCATTGACAGTACGCCCGTCTTTAAAGCAACTAAACAAACCGGATGTAAAATTCTCGCAGTCCTGAACGGAGATGTTTCGTAACGCCTCCGCCGCAATGTCTAATTTTGTTTGCTCGTTCACTTCCCAATCCTCCCTACTAACGAAAATAATTGCTGAACGTCTCTCTTACCAGCCGAGTCAATAGCGCGTTCGTAGTCGTCTACTGATTCGCCTTTGAATGGCTCTCTAAAGTTCACTTCCTTTGCGCGGTCTAGTAGCAGTTCTTTTTTGCTCTTGGGTTTAGCAAGCGTTACCATCTCCCAACGTCTTGCTAAAACATCACGCCGAATCCAATTTCGACACGTGGCTACGAAGCTTTTGTACTCGTAGCCGTTACCGTCGCAGATGTCATAGAACGCAGCCCAAGTGCGCTGAGCGTCGATGTTTAAATCTGGAAATTCATCCTTGCACCACTGCACAAAGTCAGGTGTACACACGTCTGATTCGTTTATGGTGCGGCCAGGGCTGCGCTTAACGGGCATCGTTTTCTCCGAGCGCACAAGCAACCAGTAAAGCACCGCCAGTCATTACCGATTTTTCGCAAGGGCACTTACCGTAGAATCGCGCATCCGTTGTTTTGTAGTCGTTAAGTGGACAGCTAAGTATTTGCTCAGGCTTGTACCCGGCTGCAATCAGGTCTGTATAGCTGTTCATTTATTTATCACGCTGTGCGGTAACGCGTTGCCTCTATCGTTGTTGCACTTCGAGTGAGCTAGCGCGTAGTTGTTTTTATTATCCAGACCGCCGCGCGACAGTGGGATGATGTGCTCTAGTGTCGTTTCTTCAAATGAAGAAAACGCAATCCCACACCAAAAGCAATCTCGAATGCCCCGCTTCCACATTGCCATTCGTTTCCGCTTGTAGCTGCTCTTACGTTCTATCGGTGCGCCATTTATTTTAAAATCGCTCCCGACTGCTATCGCTACCGCCTTCTCAACATTCGCACGCTTGAGCGCTCCAATCGTTCCGGCGACATAGATAGATTGCGTTTTAGACATTGGGTAATAGTTGACCAAGTATTTACCCTTGATCTGAAAATGCCCGTTGTCGCGTTCTATCAATTCGAGTCCTCGTGCTGCGCACATTTCGCGAAGCTTCTTTACTCGCTGCAAACCTTCTTGTGTTGGTGTCATGTTTTAATACCTCTCTGCCACCATATCGAAATACACACTAAGACTTTCTCTGAAAGTTCCGCGTTTATTTTAAGCACACGATCCCCTGATTAAGATTCAGGATAAATCCTAGGAACTAAAGCCTGAGAGTAAGAGTTAAGAGAGGTGCTGTGATTCGCTGTATCTGTATCTGCTGGCCAAGCGCATCCAGCACCACATTCAGTGATGACTAGACGCGCCTGTGACCCGCTTGCAGAGCTTGTAGAGCCGAGGCACCCAGTTACGTTCTAGTGGGTTTGCATGTACCTTTTCGGGTTGAACGACCCTATCGCCTCGGACCCATGCTTGCGCGATCCTAGTTTCTGTGGCGAGCACAACAGCGAAAACTTACAGTATGGGGCGCTGTCGTCTACCGCTTGCCATAAGGCTCGGGACGTGACTAGACGTAAATGGAACTTGCAGGGGTTGGAACTTTGAGTAAAATGCCTCGCATTGGTTTGCTCGGCTGGCGGCGTCACTTTGAGTTTGACACCTGGACTCTCTGACCACCTGTAAGACCATAAGCGCTTCAACGCTCCGGGCCTTCGATTAATCTAATGGTTCCAAGGAACAAACACAAGTTCCGAGTTCCATCCATTGGAAAACCTCTAAATCTGCTGTAGGAAATCTCTGTCTAGCGCTGTAGCGCGAGAGGTGGTAACTTACTTTTGCTCACTTGTCGAAAGACGGTAGCTAGCCGAAAGGCGGTTTTTGTTGTGTATGAGCTGGGGTGCCGAAAGGCTTATCGAAAGATGTCCCGCCCAGTTCCGCAAGGAGAAGCAACAAAGCCAAGTCCAAAGGGAGGGCTTAAGCGAGCGCCATTTCCCCCCGATCCTGGCGGATCAACCTCCCAAGCCTTGTGCCTGGGAGGTTTTTTTAAGGCGCTGAACCACGGAATCGAACCGATGTTTGCAAGCGTCGAAACTTGCCTACCAACCTATTTCTAGGCGGCGCTCCCACGAGCGATTTGCACCAGCGTTCAGCATTAACTCAGCCCATGCCCTCCCCACGGCAGTTTAGTTTCTTTCACTGGCAAACTGATCGGGTCTGATCCCGAATCCATTACGGCCAACGCTAATCGTTTATAGGACTGCGCCACTGACCAATCGCCCCCAAGGTAAGCACTGAACCCTAAAAACGTCCCTTGAGCGTCGTATTGCGGTCTGATGGTCATCTAAATTTCTCCGCTCTTACGAATGCCGGTCGCTTCGTCGATGTTGCTGTACGGCGTTACGCGGTCCTGCATCTCGATGAAGTTCTTGCACGAAATCTCGTAGCGATGCGGAAATTTGAGTCGTTCGCAACGGCAAGGGGAAAGCCGGTGTAGCAATGTCGAGTAGGATTCTCTTATGGAGCGCTCGCCTTGTTCTTTTGGCGCAGTTTTCGCATTCATAGAGTTCGGGTGCTCGTGGTTGAGATCGGCAGGTTATGCAGTTCATGGCTGTAGTTGTTCGTTACGCATTATCACAGCCTTTTTGATGTTTATCGCCAGAAGCGCCGCAGCGTCTGCAATAGCAGGCTTCCATCTTTTCAAATATCATCGACCGTTCCTCTTTTGTCAGCGGTCTTAGCGCCTCTACCATGTAAGAGGCTAGGTCTGTTAGGGCCTTTTGAGCGATCATGCCCATTTCTCCGCGTTATGGCATGCGTTAATGAAGGCAACCGAGTCGTTATACGAGTGCCTTATTTGCATGTTTGGGAGTAGCAGAACAAGCGAAAACGGCCCTTTTTTTGCCTTGTATTCGGTGACATGCGCTTGGCAGGCATCTTTCAGCGAAGGAGCATCAAAAGTTTTCTCTAGTTTTTCGCCTTCGGCCGATACCGTTAGCAAGCTGTAGGTTTTGTTCATGTCTGCGTCTCCCGTTGTGTTGGTTAGGCTGCCGAACGAATTTGATCGACTAACGCACCGGATGCACCCTCAACTTCAACAACTAGGCCAAGGGCTTTAGCATCGCGCAGGTTAGCTAGAGAAAGAGTCTTGGTTCCTGCCAAATTGCAAAGCACTTCCGCTGTGTAGTTGGCTGGATAAATCATCTCGCGGCCATAGACGTTTCGGATGGTTACTTTGATGGTTCGCATTTCGTTCTCCCGTTGGCGTTGCTGATGGGTAATAAATTACCACAGCTATTATAATAGTCAACATGTAATTAGTACGGCATACCCCGAATTTGACATCCGTCACGGTTTTTAGGCAGTATTACGCTATTGCGCTGGGTTGCGATAAACCATTAACAGCGTAGGACCGGGCCAGAGCTAGGCCACTCAAAAGGCCCGTGTCCACTTAATCCTTGTCGATGCTATCGAATCCCAGGAAGTTACCCACAAAGATCGCCGCAAGCTTGCGCAGGTCTTTGGCTATTAGCTTTGCGTGGCGTATTGCTGTGCGCTTAGGGTCCATTTCGAGCGTGTACATTTCGTTACCCAAAGCATCGCTTACTTGAATGGTATAGTTGCTCATTTCTTTTCATCCTGTAATACGATTGCCCAGATGTTATGAAAGCCAATTTGACGGGCGCGAGCTTCCGCATCGGTGATGTTGGCAGCCCGGACTTTGCACTTAGCGCCGCCTGTCGATCGTACTAGCCAAAGTTTCATGCTCTCTCCTGTTTCGTTGCCGCCTTGATTGCGTGTTCTGCATTGGCGACGATGGTCTTGATATAATCGGCGTGTCCGCTACCGCAGAGACTAGGAGCTATCTCGCGAGCCTGATGCCAATTAACCAGGTCCTTAAGAACCTCGAGCATTGCGTCGTTAGTAGTTGCGTTCATGTCATTCCCCGTTGCGTTGCTGATGGGTAATAAATTACCACAGCTATTATAATAGTCAACAGGTAATAGCTACGACTTAGCCTGATTGTGATAGAATTCACGCATGAACTTAGACATTCGCATCTGGCCTAAGTGGTTAACGGTCCACAAAGGCCCGAGGTTTTATGTGAGTCGCCCATACTTGCGTTACAAGTGCGAGCAATGCGATAAGCGGCTGAATTACTTTCAGCGGGCTTAGTCCAGCTTGTTAAAGCCTATAATGTTGCCGATCACCACGACAATCCCAAGCAGCAGCACAAAGCCGCCGACAACGATAATGAACATCATGAGTCAAGCCCTCTAGTTAGGTATTCCATGTCCTCAGCAATCCATTGCTCCAAGTCGTCAAACTCGCCATTTTCGATCATCTCTAGCACACGCTCAGACGCTTTGTGAAGCTCCAGAATCTCTGCCGCTTCGGACCTAAGGAAAGCCGCTTCATCGTGTAATTGATGCGCCTCAAGGCTAAAGGCTATCCCTAGCAAGCTCTGTGCGCGGTCGTGGTTAGTCATTGGGCGTTACCTCAATTACTTCGGCGTCAAGTTGGTCAATCTCTTCCTCATCGACTGCATGGCCCCAGGTTTGGTTTTCCGCCTCTTCACGCGTGCAATCGTTTACAATTACATCCTTGATGATCGTGCAGCGCATTCGCACAATCCAGCTTCGTTTTTCGTCTTTTCGGTTAGTCATTGGGCACCTCAAACTCTATGGTGACGGGATGTGAAAAGACACCGCGTGGACTTTCTAATCCATCACGACCGCAGAAGCTGTCACACTTGGTCAGCTCGTCGATTGCGTCCCCATTCATGTAAACCGTCTTTCTCACCACTTTAGGTGAGATAGGGATGAGGTCTTGAGGGAGCTCATCGCCAAAGTCCTCGAATAATCCATCGGCTGTGTAGCTTCGTGGACCTCCATTCTTAGCCATGGCTATGATTGGAAAATTCCCTGGCGCATCGGTGCATAAAACACGGGCCAGCTCATGCGGTTTACCATCCCGCCGCTCCAGCTTTTTCAGTATTTCAGGATCACCCCAATCAATAGGCCGAGAGACCGTAGTTTTATCGGCAAGCCTTCGCAGGTCTTTGGCCATTTTCGGCGCAGTTAAACGCCACTCATCGCCTAAGACTCCACGCTCCAGCACTTCTGCTGCTACTAACAAATCACTTTTATCGCTCATTTAAACGGCATCCAGGTTACAGATTGAGAATCAAATTCTGCTTTCCTGTAGTATTGGGTTCCTGGGAACTTTAAACATTGGGTAAACCCTGAATTGTGTACGCGCTACTCATGCTGATCTCGATGATAGGCCCAGGGTCAAGGCTGTACGTTGAGCCGTCCGCTCCTGCTGCGCCTCCCGCATGGGCCTCTGCCATGACGATAAATACGTGGGGGAGCATTGCCTCTGTTGGCACGGTTAACGCGGTACGCCCTGCCGGTGTCGATGATGCAAACATGCACATTATGGCTGCGTGGGGCGGCGGTGCGATTGATATCGTTAACCAGCAACTATGGGTAACGGGTGGCGGTCATGGTGACGGCAATTACAACGATTTATTTAGACTCCCGTTAAACGTTACGACGCCAGCATGGATTCGGGACACGCTGACCAGTAGCAATACGCCTGCCGCAACACATTCCGGAGGTACGTTCATTTACTGCCCAAGCACCGACGAAATCTGGCGAATGATGGAGTACGGGGTTAGTTCCTCTGGCGCTAACTCACGCGACATCTACAAGCACTCGTCCCGTGCATGGTCATCGCTGATTGGCAGCTATCCATCGGCCTTCACGACACAAACCAGTGGGACCACTTACACCGAGGGCGGTAGCTGCTACGATCCGGTGACGGGCCTTTTATGGGGATTCACCAAGTACGGACAGGCGTACACAATCGATCCTGCTGTCGGCTCTGCGTCCATCACGGCACGCACGACAACGACGGGCGCAAGCACCGACTTTTTCAATCCTGTTTTCGGCGAGCACTTTTCGATTGCGATCTGGCCCGAAGCGCGCGTGATTATCGCCGCTCGACCACAAAGCAACGAGCTGCAATTACTGAGTATCACGAGTCCCGCCACTGGCTGGCGTCAATGTTCGCCCACCACGAAGCCCACAAATTTAGTGGATTTTCCCGGCGCGTTTTGGCGTGGTCGCAATAAGCGATTGTATGTCTGGGGACAAACATCGAATCGGACCGAGTACTACACACTCACGCCGCCAACCTCGACGCCTTCGAGCATCACGGACCTGATTGGCGCATGGACGTGGGCAACGATCACGATAGACGGGTCAAACTCAGTAACGCCTAGCAATCCAGCATTAAGTGGCTCAGGACGTATCTGCTATGGCCGCTGGAATTACATCGAAGACCTGGGCGGATCAGGGTCGGGCTGCGACATGGCTTTACTCGTGAATGACGAGGACGAGCCAACTTACACTTTGAGGCTTGCCTAATGGCGACATGGGGGCATGGTTTAGGTGTAGCACGCGAGAATGTTTCGGGGAACTCTCGTCTTATTTGCGGCGGCAGCGCTTTCCCTGGCGGAACGGTCACGGATATTAAGCTGCATTGTGCTGGTTTTGCTGGTGGAGGAAACATAAGATGTTGGGTGTTTTCAGACACTAACAGTGACCCTAGCGGTGCAACACTTATCTATGATTCTGGAAATCTATCGCTCAATATTACGCAAATTCCTGCGACGTATGGCGATCGTTCTTTTGTTACTGATTTTGGCCAGACGGTCAATTTCGCTCTGGCAGCAGGGCCCGTATACATTGCTGTTGGGGCTCAAGATCATGCTTTTGGCCTTGGGAATTCAGGGCAAGGCGCTAATTTGGATTATTTGTCCTCGCGCGACCAAAATGTCAGCGCTTTATTAACAATCAGCCAAACGATAAACACCCCCAACCCTTTCCCCACTTATTCGAGCGGCGGGCAAGCAGAGCAGATTATGGTGCAGCTTGTTTATACGGCGGGCGGTGGCGGATCGTCTATTTTCCCTCCTGTCGCTAGGGGCAGGCAAATTGGTTTTTATCCAGGTAGGCAATAATGGCTAGCACAGACGCATTACCCGTTCCCAGAAAAAATGTAGCTTACAGGCTCGCTTTTGCCATTTATAAAAACGATGGAACGCTAATCACTGGCGCTGCTGGGCTCGATAGTGAGGTCAGCAAGGACATGGGAACGGCGGCGGATTGCACGAACGAGGCAACCGAGATCGCCACGGCGACAGGCATGTACTACCTCGATCTTACCTCTACCGAAATGAATGCAGATTCCGTTGCGGTGGTGGTGAAGACATCCAGTACTGGCGCAGTGATTCCAACATTTTTCCTGTACCCGCAAGAAACTGGCGACATCAAGGTTGATGTTCAATCGCTTCTCGGCACCGCCTGGCTTACCCCCGGAACTGCGGGCACTCCCGACGTGAATGTGAAGCTTTGGAATGGGCTGGCAACCGTTGCGCTGCCTCTTGTGCCCACGACTGCTGGCCGAACCCTGGATGTATCGGCCACAGGCGAGGCTGGGCTTGATTGGGCCAACATCGGAAGCCCAACGACCGCCGTCAATTTAAGCGCGACCAACATCGATGTAGATCAAGTGGTAGCCAGTGTTTCGGGCGCTGTTGCCAGCGTTACAGCCGTATCATCTGGAGCAATCACCGAAGCGTCATATGCAACGACTGCCGGTAGTTTTGCGCCACTGGGAATAGTGGATCAAGGCACCGCTCAAAGCGCTTCCAGCACAGGCGTTGTATTACGGTCTGCCGCTGCTTTTGCTGACGACACGCTCATCGGCTGCACAATTCAGGTTCTCGGCTCGACGCAAGGGTATTGGCAGTCGCAGCTCATCACGGATAATGCACTCAGTGGCGACACAGTGACCGTGAACGGCTGGACAGTGACCCCAAGCGGTACGATTACTTACAAAATCATTGGGACTGCGCCAAGCTCTGGCGGCGCTGGCCTCGATGCGGCTGGGGTACGTGCTGCGGTTGGTTTGGCTTCGGCTAACCTCGACACTCAGCTTGGCGCGATTGATGACTACGTGGATACAGAAGTCGCAGCCATTAAGGCGAAAACAGATCAGCTTGTATTTACCACGTCGAATCAATTAGACGTGCAGGTCATTAGCATGGCTTCGAATTCTCTTACCTCAACAGCCTTGGCAACCAGCGCGGCAACCGAGATTCAAAGCGGTCTTTCGACCTTAGACGCTGCGGGTGTGCGAGCGGCAATTGGCCTTGCTTCTGCCAACTTAGACACACAGTTATCGACGATAGATGATTTCTTGGATACCGAGGTTGCAGCCATTAAGGCCAAGACCGACAATCTACCAAGCGATCCTGCTGACGCATCCGACATTAGCGGCGCGTTTAGCACCGTTAACAGCACTTTAGGCACCATTGCAGGCTATCTGGACACAGAGATTGCCGCGATTAAGGCTAAGACAGATCAACTTACGTTTACCGTAACGAATCAGGTCGATTCAAACGCAATTACTGTGGATGAAGACGAAATCCTTGACGACCAGTTAACCGATTCGGTTCCTGCTGACGGGACACTGCCAACCGTTCGCCAAGCTCTTTACATGCTGGTTCAGTTCATGACAGAGCGCAGCGTGAGCGGAACAACGCTTACGGTTAGGAAGACAGACGGGTCTACCTCTTTGATGACCTTTACGCTTAACGATGCCACCTCACCTACTAGCATTACTCGCTCAGGCTAATGGCTGCCGCTGACCTCATCTCTTTAGGCATAGGATCGCCCGCAGGTATTCGGGCGTTCATCTTGGATGGTCTTTCGGCCAATCCAGGGGCATCCGATACCATTCCCGATGCGTTTAGCTTTGTGGATCAGTCGAATGTTGCGCTTGCCTCTACAGTCACAAGCGCCGCAATTACCGTCACCGGGATCAATGCAGCAGCAATAATTACGGTCACCAGCGGTTTGTATGACATCAATGGGAGCGGGTCGTTTACGACTTCTCCGGGCACTGTCAATAACGGGGACACGGTAAGGGCAAGGCATACCTCTAGTGGAAGCTTTTTCACTGGAACTGACACGGTTATTACGATCGGCGGGGTAGCCGATACATTCACAAGTACGACCCTCGCCTCTGACACGACTCCGAATCAATTTAGCTTCACAGACCAGACTGGCGTTGCTTTAAATGCAACTGTCACGAGTGCAGCCATAACCATTGCAGGCATCAATACCAGCGTAGATATATCGATTACGGGCGGAACCTACAGCATTAATGGTGCGGCTTACGCAAGTTCCCCTGGCTTGGGCGCTGTTGTTGTTGGCGACTCAATAACGGTTAGGCACACAGCCAGTGCGAGTTATGCAACGATAACCACGACTATCCTAACTGTTGGTGGTGTGTCGGATGCCTTTACTAGCACGACACTAAGCGATCCAGGCGCTGCCGACCCAACCCCGCCAAGTACACGAACTGCTATCGTTAACGGCCCTTATTCGGTAACCTTCAGATCATGAGCGTTCTACTTAAGAATCCCGGTGATGACATAGATTTCTCTATGACCTGGGGAAATCTAGGTGCAGCAACGATAAGCAGTGTTATACATACCGCCCCTAACGGGCTAACCAAGATAAGTGAATCCAATACCACCACTACCAGCACAGTACGCCTTAGTGGTGCTACCCATGCACAGACATATAACGTCAAGGCTACTGCTACCCTAGACACAGGACGTACATTAGTACGCACATTCCCCTTGCGTGTAATGGCTCACTAACATGAAAGTGGATTGGCATCGGCTCTACAACACAGCACATTGGAAGCGATTAAGGATCAATCAGCTTACCCTGCACCCTACCTGCAAGCTGTGCAGAGATGTACATAAGCTCACTGCTGCCAACACAGTTGACCATGTAACCCCTCACAAGGGCGATGAGGCGCTGTTCTTCAACCCGGATAACCTCCAGTCCCTATGCCGTCCATGCCATACAGTGACCAAGGCAAGGCAGGAGAACAGAGGCTATCTGCAAGGACATGACTCATTAGGTAATCCATTAGATGCATCGCACCATTGGCATAAGGCAACGCACCATAACGGTGCTGCACCAATAGGGGGCGGGGTGTCGCGCTGTCAATTTTTGTTATGAAGAC